TAACAAACAATATTACAGGTTCAAATAATATTGCCATAGGTGAATATGCTTTAAATAAAAATACTTCAAATAATAACGTTGCTGTAGGTGCTAATGCATTGTCAAATAATACTACTGGGATTTATAATACCGCTATAGGAACTAATGCGTTGTATTCTAATACTACTGGTTCTAACACTGCTGTAGGAGATGATGCGTTGTATCACAATACAACTGGAACTGACAATGTTGCTGTAGGTGTAAATGCATTAAAATACAATACCAATGGAAATTCTAACACTGCTATAGGTCGTGGTTCTTTAACAAACAATATTACAGGTTCAAATAATATTGCCATAGGTGAATATGCTTTAAATAAAAATACTTCAAATAATAACGTTGCTGTAGGTGCTAATGCATTGTCAAATAATACTACTGGGATTTATAACACTGCTATAGGTCGTGGTGCTTTAACAAATAATGGATTAGGAGCAACTGGTTTAACTGAAGCTTGTACTAACACCGCTGTAGGAGATTTAGCATTAAATGCTAATACAACTGGTTATAATAATGTAGCACTAGGGACTAGGTGTTTGGTATACAATACAACAGGTTATAAAAATATAGCTATAGGTGCTAATGCAGGATCAGGAACAACTGGACCATCGCAAATAACAACTCAAAGTAGTTGTATAGTAATTGGTAATGATACTACTTCAGTAAATTCAAATGATATGATATTAGGTTCTTCTAATAATAATTTAATTATACCAGGAATAAACCAAACAGCACCGACTTCAGGTTCAACTGGAACAGCTGGTCAAATAATTTTTAATAGTAGTGGTAGTACTGGAATTTTATATATATGTGACCCTAGTGGAAACTGGTGGCAAAGCAGTAATTTTACACCGTTGTTATAGTTATAATTTGAAACAAATATATGGTATATTATACATTTTCGCACACCATTTACTAAACCCACTTCCGTGTTCATATACTGAAAAACTATAAATATGTTTTGAATAAGACATAGTATAAAAATCAAGTAATGTGTTTATTAGTGAATCGTCATTATCTAATTTTGATTCTCCAATATGAGATATTTCTTTAAAGATTGTTTTTATTTTTGGTAATTTTTGTAAAATATAGTTTTTAACAACATTATTACTGGATATTAAAAATAGTTCTTCATCTCTGTTTTTTTTAATAGAATTAATTATATTAATAATATAATTTATTTGTTCATTTTTAAAATTAATATAGTCTCCATTAAAACTACTATCATTCATTCTTATATGTATAATTATATATTTGTATTTAATTAAATTTATACTTGATAAACTATTATCTATCATTGTCTGTAACTCTAAAGTAGGTTCAAATAATTCACGTATTTTTTTCTTATGTTGTTCTGTTATAAAACGTTCATTAGGATGATTTATTAAATATAAATACTTATTTTTATTATATGAAGGTGTTTGTTTAATTATATTTAATAATTCTTTATCGACATCACTATATATATAATTAATTACATTATTTTTCGTAAAATAATGGCAATTTTCTTTTTGAAAAAATAAAATATCTTTTGAAACTGTGTTTATGATATCTTCTTTAAGATAAAAATAGTTTAAATATTTTTTTAATGAATGATTATAAATATTAAAATCAAAATATATATTATATTTTTCTGAAAATTGCATTATATAAAAGCAACCCCTTATAAAATCACCAAGCCCAGTGACTTGTGTGTTATGTTTATACTTATATTGATAAATAAAATAAATAGTTGGTATATTAGTTATAGATGTAATATTATCATTTTTATTTTCTGTTATTATAATTTGTTGTTCCATTTGCTTTGTTTGTTCTAATTGTGACTTTGTTTGTTCACAATATTGTTTATAACTATTTTTTTCTTCAATGGTTTTATTCAATTGTGACTTTGTTAGTTCCAATTGTTGTTTATAATTATTTTTTTCTTCAATGGTTTGATCCAATTGTGACTTTGTTTGATCCAATTGTGACTTTGTTTGTTCCAATTGTGACTTTGTTTGATCCAATTGTGACTTTGTTTGTTCCAATTGTGACTTTGTTTGTTCCCATTGTGACTTTGTTTGATCCAATTGTGACTTTGTTTGTTCCCATTGTGACTTTGTTTGTTCCCAGTATTGTTTATAACCATTTTTTTCTTCAATAGTTTTCATTAATTGTGTCTTTGTTAGTTCCCATTGTTGTTTATAACCATTTTTTTCTATTTCTATTTCTTGTAATTTATTTTTTAAAGTATGTATTAACTCATCGTATTTTTTCATCGCACTTATTTTTTCTTGATATTCATTTATTTGTTCTTTTGTTTCTTTAAGTTCAACTTCTAAAGTTTTTATTTTATCAATAAGGTATTTAGTAAATTGTTGTCTTTTTGTTTCATCTTTATGATTTATTTCTTGTTCCAATGTTTCTCCTAATTGTACATGTTTTTGTTTTTGTAATTGATTTTCTTTTTTTAAATTATTTATTGTATTTAATTTATATTCTTTTTTTTTATTTTTTTGCGTATCAAAAAAATTAGTTATCATTTATTATAGTGATTAATAAATTAATAATTAAATGAACTTAAAATTAATCTAACATTATTAAATATATAATGGAATCGAATGATATGCGAGTAATTAAAAGAAGTGGTGAAATAGAGGAGGTTGCATTTGATAAAATTCTTACAAGAATAAAAAAGTTAGGCCGTGAATCAGGAATTCATATAAATTATCAACAATTAGCGATGAAGGTAATCGATCAATTATATGACAAAATATCTACTACTAAAATTGATGAATTAGCTGCCGAACAATGTGCCGTAATGTCTACATTAAACCCCGATTATGGCACACTTTCTGGACGAATTATTATATCTAACCATCAAAAAAATACAGAAGCTGATTTTTCAATTGTAATGAAGCAATTATACCAATTTATAAATATAATGGGTGAAAATATACCACTAGTTTCTCAAACTTTATGGGATTTTACACAATTCTATTCTAAAGAATTAAATGAAATGATAGTTCACGAACGCGATTATTTAATAGATTATTTTGGTTTCAAAACATTGGAAAAATCTTATCTTTTTAAAATTAATAATATTGTCGTAGAAAGAATACAACATATGTGGATGCGAGTAGCGGTAGGCATTCATGGGGATCTTAAAAATAATAAATCATTGGAATTAATTAAAGAAACATATGATTTAATGTCTATGAAGTTTTTTACTCACGCTACACCTACATTATTTAATGCTGGAACATTAAGACCTCAATTAAGTTCGTGTTTTTTATTAGCAATGGAAGAAGATAGCATTGATGGAATTTTTAATACATTAAAGGATTGTGCAAATATTTCAAAATGGGCTGGTGGGATTGGATTACATATCCATAATATTAGAGCTAAGGGAAGTCATATTCAAGGAACAAATGGGGTCTCAAATGGATTAGTTCCAATGTTACGTGTATTTAATAATGCAGCTCTTTATGTCGATCAGTGTGTTAAACCAGAAACTATTATTTATACAACAGGAGGTCCTATACAAATTCAACATTGTTCATTTGGAGAAACACAAATATATAATTTAAGTGGGGGTATCGAAACAATTGAAAATGTTCTTGAACATCCATATGATGGTGAACTATTTAATATTGAAACCATGCATTCTATTGATGGTTTGCAAATTACACCAGAGCATCCCGTTTATGTTTTACGAAATCAGCCTACAGAAATAAATGATACAATTATTAAAAATAGTATCGACAACCATATTACCGATTTTGAATGGATTGAAGCCAAAAATTTAGAACTAAATGATATGCTTGTGTATAGTATTCCTAAATTTAATATTGATATATCTAATATTTCAAAAGAGGATTGTTTTATGTATGGAATACTACTTGACTATGGTTGTATGAACAATGACGAGCAAAATGGTTATATTTCTTTAAATACGTTTAATCAAAATCATATATTCAAATTTGCAACCAGTTATTTTGATAATAAATATGTTCCGTTTAAAGTTGATATAAATGATGATATAACTAGAATAATATGGAATAAAAATATTAATATACCATTTAGATATAGTGATTTATATGATATTAATAAAGAAAAACGACTTCATCCAAAATGGATAAACTTACCTATTGATAAAAGTAAATATATATTAGGGGGATTATTAGAAACTGATAAATGCAATGATGAAGAATTAGTGTTTAACAATACTTCGAGAAATTTAATTGAATGTGTACGATTTATTTGTCTTAAACTTGGTGTTTTAACTAGCGGAACTATTCTCGATGGAGACAAAAATTATTGCTTGAGAATTCCTAAAACACCAGAAATATGTGAAGTAATGAATATACCATATAATGATAAACAATGTTATACATTTTTTAAATATGGTAATTATTTACTAACACGTATTAAAAGTATTCATAAAACAAGTTATACTGGAACGTTATATGATTTACAAATGAAAAAAGAACATAATTATTTGCTACATAATGGAATCGTTCATAATGGAGGCGGAAAGCGTAGTGGTTCGTTTGCAATCTATTTAGAACCGTGGCACGCTGATATTTTTGACTTTTTAGAAATGCGTAAAAATCACGGAGATGAAGAATCAAAGGGGCGTACTTTATTTTACGCGTTATGGATTTCAGATTTATTTATGAAACGAGTTAAAGAAAAAAATGGTAAGTGGTCTTTATTTTGCCCTCACGAGTGCCCTGGTTTAAGTGACGTATATGGAGAACAATTTAAAGAATTATATGAAAAATATGAACAAGATGGAAAAGCGAGAAAAACGATTAATGCAAGAGATTTATGGTTTGCAATTTTAGATGCTCAAATGGAAACAGGCACTCCATATTTAGTTTATAAAGATGCAGCAAATATGAAATCAAACCAAAAAAATCTTGGCACTATTAAATCGTCTAATTTATGTGTTGCTCCAGAAACGTTAATTTTAACAGATAAAGGACATATAGAAATTCAAACGTTAGTTGATCAAAATATAAATATATGGAATGGGGAAGAATGGAGTTCAATAACTGTTAAAAAAACTGGAGAAGATCAAGAACTTATAGATATTTATACAGACGATGGTTCTAAATTAACATGTACACTATATCATAAGTTTTATATTCAAAATGATTATTCATCTACTTCAATTAAACAAGTTCATGCAATGGCTTTAAAACCAAATGATAAAATAATGAAATGTGAATTTCCAGTAATTGATGGGTGTGATACAATGAATTATGCTTATACGCATGGATTTTTTTGTGGAGATGGAACATATGGAAATAAAAGTGATGAACCAGAAAGATGTTGTAAATTTAAGGCATTACCAAAGCATTATTTTTGTAAAAGACACTTAGCATATGAAACCGAATATTATTTGCTTGATAAAGATTATGTATTTGAGGATGAATATTTAGAATGTCAAGCAAAATCATATGTTAAAAAGCCAATGGTTTATTTATATGGAGATAAGAAAAAATTATTAGATTTTATAGATAAGCGTAGTTATACTGAATCTCAAAATAGAATAAATATATCTCTTCCAGTTGATTTAAATGAAAAATTTGATACACCTTCATATAATTGTTCTATTAAGGATAAATTAGATTGGTTTGCAGGATATTCTGATGCTGACGGAACAATATCCAGAAATGGAGAAAATGAACAATTGCAAGTTTCATCAATCAATAAAGAATTTTTAGAGAGAATAAAATTATTATTACAAACGTGTGGAATAAATCCAAAAATTAAACTCAGTCAAAACAGAACAGAAAGTTATTTACCTGATGGAAAAGGTGGTTATAAATTTTTTGAAGTTAACCCTCTTTACAGATTATTAATTACATCGTGTGATTTATATAAATTATATACTTTAGGATTTAACCCTAAACGATTAATAATTACAGGAAATGAACCTACAAGAGACGCGAAAAAATTTATTAAAATATTAAAGGTTGAAAATAATAATAGAATTGATGATACGTATTGTTTCACTGAACCAAAAAGACATATGGGAATATTTAATGGAATAATTACAGGACAATGCTCAGAAATCATCGAATATTCTGATAATAAAGAAACCGCTGTATGTAATTTAGCTTCTATTGCTTTACCAGCGTTTGTTAATCCTATTACTAAACAATTTGATTATGAAAATCTATATCAAGTAACAAAAGTAGTAACTAACAATTTAAATAAAGTAATTGATATAAACTATTATCCAACGGAAAAAACAAGACGCAGTAATATGAGACACAGACCTATTGGTATTGGGGTTCAAGGATTAGCCGATGCGTTTATTTTAATGGATATTCCTTTTCATTCAGAGGATGCTAAAGAAGTCAATAAATTAATATTTGAAACGATTTATTATGCCGCGTTAAAAAAAAGTAATGAAATGGCTTTAGAACGTACTATTCATATAAAACAATTAATGAAAGGTTTTAGAAATGAATTATTAGAGTTTGTAGATGAAAATGAATATTCTATATTTAAACGAGAAAATACACAGTTATTAGGGGCGTATAGTTCATTTGAAGGTTCACCAGCTTCACAAGGTATTTTTCAATTTGATATGTGGTCTGTAACTCCTTCAGGTCGTTATGATTGGATTGCTCTTAAAGAAAGTGTAAAAAAGAATGGACTAAGAAATTCATTGTTAGTTGCTCCAATGCCTACTGCATCAACATCGCAAATTCTTGGTTATAATGAATGTTTCGAACCATTTACAAGTAATTTATATAGTCGTCGCACTCTTGCTGGTGAATTTATAGTTGTTAATAAATATTTAATGAGGGAGTTAATAAATTTAGGATTATGGAATGAGCAAATTAAAAATAATATTATTTTGAATAAAGGTTCAGTTCAACAACTTAATATATTACCAGAACACATTCGTAATAAATATAAAATTGTTTGGGAAATTCCAATGAAACATATTATTGATATGGCAGCAGATAGAGGTGCGTTTATATGCCAAAGTCAAAGTCTTAATTTATGGATGGAAGAACCAGTTTATAGCAAACTAACATCTATGCACTTTTATTCATGGGAAAAAGGATTAAAAACAGGTATTTATTATTTAAGACGCAAAGCAAAACATCAGGCTCAACAATTTACAATTGAGCCAGATGCAAAAGAAGAAGAACAAGAGGAAATATGTGAAATGTGTTCTGCTTAGAATTATTATATAGATTTTCTAGATTTTT